TTCAAGTCCTGGTGCATTTATGCCAGCACCTTTTAATGTTCCGGATAATCTGTTTGTGTGACCTAAGAAGTTACTCATTGAAGTTTTCAAATTTCCTATTCCACCACCAGCCAAATATGTTGTTGCATCACCTGCACTTATTTTTGGATGTGTCACAGCGCCTGTTGAGATTGCAGTCAGTCTTGCTTCAAGTGAACCAACTTGATTAGTCACACCACTAATCGTATCTGTCATAGGATTACTAAACATTGCCGCACGATTACTTGTCACTGAACTAATCAAATCTTTCGATTGTGCAGTCAAACCAGATACTGGTGGTGCGGCTTCAGGTAAATTACGCAATGCAGTAATTGCTAAAATTGAAGTTGTATCTAAACTAAAAGCCATGAATTACCCCGAAAAAACATTAGGTGAACCGGTCACCATTGTTGAACCACAATCAATTGCATCACCAATTCTACAAAGAGGAATACCATTTGCAAAAACAGTAGGTGAACCTGCAATTGCATTTCCTCCATGACTCGAATCTGTACTATGAATATCCCACGCATCACCCATTCTGTGTGCAGGTATGCCATTTACAAAAACATTCACTGAACCACTTACACTTGGGCGTGGTGAATAATCATCATGTCCTGAACAGCTATCACCTAATCTAACTACAGGCATTGACATTATCGTGTAGTGGTGAAAGCATCAGCGGCAAGTGCTGTTGCAATAGGTTTATCGAATTCTGGAGAAACTGTCCAATTTCTTCCAATGTATGCTACAAATAATGTTTTGCCATCATCAAAAAGAAAGTTAGATAGCTTCAATGTATTTCCTTGATTACCACCAAGAATTCTAATGCGTCTTGTTGTTGGGTCATATCCACGATAAAATCCTACATGTCCTTGTGCTGGATTTGTATGAGATTTAAAGACTACAAGGTCATTCCATCTCCATAAAGAAGGGTCTGTGATTGGTATAGAAGTTCCATAACCTCTATATGCTTGAGATGATAGTGTCACTAGAGAAGGTAGACAATTTGTTTTGAGTGCCCAACCTGCAAAGCCAGCACACCATGCAGTCTGGTCATCTTTAAGACTACCAAAACCACATGCGTTATAGCAAGTAAGAATTTTTGGATTACCTGGTCTTCCTGGACCATTCTCAGCCCAACCACCAGCAGATAATTGACTATCAAGAAATGATGCGAATTTTTTATATTTCGATTGAGGACTATCACCGACTGCACAGTCAGCCGGTGGAGTTGCTGGTGGTGCCTTAACAGGAATTTCTTTACCATCAGGAGTGGTTTTAGTTGGAGGAGGCACAGTACCAACACCAGATAGCTGTGGTGGCACATTTGTATCTTTTCTATTTTGTGCTATTCCTTTTTTCTCATTATCAGTTAATTCTCTCTGTTGAGGTTCAGCAGTTCGTTCAGCAATATTGAATGCTTTTGGGTCAACATTATCTCTACCAGTCCCTGGATTCAGTTGTAATGTTGAACCTTGAATTGTTGTCGTAGAATCGGAATAGAATTTAGATTCGCCTTTTGCTTCCATCTTCAAAGTACCACCAACATTAAAATCAGCGTTACCACCAATCTCAAGACAAAAGTCTCCTTTTGCTTTCATATGAATACTTTTTTCAGCAGTGACATTACAATCGCCAGCAACATAAATGTTGAAATCACCCATTGATAAATGATAACTGGTTTTATTTGATTTCACAACAACATCACCATCAGGATGCATTTCAATAAATGTTCCTGTTCTATGATAGATATGAACTCTCTCAGCGCCTGGAGTATCATCTAATTCAAATACATGGCCAGACTTAGTTTCGATAGCCATGTTATGTGGATGTTTTGCATTGTATTTTGTCTCTGGTTCTGAGAACGAACCACCACATGCGACCGGTACATTTTGAAGTATAGTTGCCTTTTTGGATCCTACAATAGTTCCAGTAGGGTTGTAATTACGAGCCAATCGTGAATTAGTTGGTTCATTTAATTTGTCTGGACTTGGATTTGTTTGAGCCGCATCTGCTTCTTTTATTTCAACAATAGTTTCTGGTGGGTCAAATATTGTATTAGCTTGTGGATCCTGTTCTTCTGCCGCAACATCTTCTGGAAGAGGATTCTTCTTAAAGAAATAATCATATATGTCACCAATTAAAGCAAGACTAGATGCACCAGACACACCACCAACAGTACCATAAAGAGATTTTGTCTCTGCTACTTTTGCGGCGGCAAGAGGAACAAAAGTATTATTATTCATTGCCGATGCATAATTCGGCACAGAACTCTTTAGAATAAGTGCCGCTACTGTAGCACTAACATTTGGATTTGTTTTTAGACTATCTGGATTGTTGACGATATCAATATTGATATTATCAACTTTAGCTAATTTTTGATATTTGATTCTTTCTTCAAGTGTATCGATTGGTAACATACCGCCATCGGTTGAATCCCAACTTGATACAGCACCAACGATAGCAATCAATGCACACTTAGCCACTTTAGTATTTAAACCAACATCATCACAAGCATTAATGATTGCGTCAATATTTGTTGGCGCTAAAACGGATGGAGTAATACCAAGATTTGTTGGTGGTACTCTAGGAATACTCTCATTGATTTTTTGAATAGTCTTATCAACAACAATTGTGATATTTGCAATCAACGGATTGCCAAAACCATCATAAACAATTTCGCCACAATGGTCTCTCAAATAACCTGTAGTATTTGAGGTAGGCGCTGTATTAGCAACGATTGTATATGGTTGAAAAAGAGATGCCATTATTATTTTGCTGTTGTTTGAGTTTTAACAATTTCACTAGGCGGTCTAGGTCTTGTTTGTAATTTAGCTGGTGTTCTTGGGTCATTGAATCCCTTAGTTGAATCAGGAATCTTTTGAGGAATACCAGGAACAATACCAAGCATCATTGGGTATTGTGCATCTTCACCATCAGCAAAGAAACCAAAAACCATATCACCTTCTTCAGCCCTATTATATGGACCCCAATCTAGTGAGTGTATTGGATGTGCCCATGGTAAGTCTGTTGTTGGTACTTCTGTTTTTTCTGCCGAATGATATCCTGCGACACGAACACGGCAACGAAATAGTTGTAACGGGTCTTCAATATCTTCAACAATACCAAACCAAAATTTAATATCTTTCATTATTCAGGTTTCTTTTTCAAAGAGTCTTTCACTAATTCAATAACACAAACATGACTATCACGCTTCATTATATGTCTTACAGCAGTAATCAAATAATTTCCAGAATTCAAAACATCTTCTGATTTTTTAACTGGTGCATCATTCAACGAAACTTCAGGTGCAGTAAATTCAACAACAGCACCTGCTTTGTATTCCATACTGCCAGGAACTGTCAATGATAATCTCTGCATATTTAACCCACCTAAAAACATGGGTCTTTGAAGAAACCATTTTTCAATATCGTTAGGTTTTGGTCCTGGACCATATGTTATCTTATCACAATCTTTTGTAGATAATTCTACTAGTTGAACACTTCTAGGTGATATTGACGGTCCATTAAATGTTGAACTGTGTGGGTTTACTTTATTTAAATGTTTTGTAGTATCAAAAAAACTATTTGCTTCTAATACAGTTTCTTCAATCACTTGAGTTAGGGGATTGATAGTGAGTAATGTTGAACCTGCATATCCATTAGACATTAAATTTAAAATATCAAATGAATTTGAGAATTTATAATTTTCTCCACCGTCAGACTGTTCTTGTGCTAAACTCGGTTTTGCTTTCGGCGCCTCTAATGGTTCGCCAATCTTTTTAACTGTAGCATGTAACTTTCGTACAGGACCTTTTTGCACTAGAGTTTCAAGTGAAGAGAAATTAAAACCATCAAAATTTTCAAAAAACAAATAGGTTGAGCCTGCACTCAGTGGAGACACTGCTCTTCTTGATAACCAATTAATTGCTTTGAGTGGTGATAGATATGGAATAATAATATCGTAAATACCTGCTGTTGGCTCAACAGTCTTAACAACAGCACCAAGTCTTTTTACAGCAATATCATTTACCATATCACTTATTTTTTTACCACTGTATGACTTAGAAAACATTTCTGATTTGAACATATGTTCGCCACAAAAATACAGAATGTAGTTTTCGTTAGTATCACTTTCTTTTGCCCTATCACTCATTTTATAAATTCGATAAGTCTTTTTATATGTTAATTTGTGTGATGGTTTTGTAAATGAAATTGAGATTGTTTCATATCCAGCAAGAGGTAATTTGTTGATAATATTATTACTATCACTCAACATGATATTGCCTGTCAATACATTATTATAGATATCTTCAAATATATTCAATTCAAATAAAATACCTCTAACATCAAGTTTACGACCATTACCAGATATTAAATTACACTCATTCAATTCAAAGTCATATGAATTGGCTAATCCATCAGTTTCCATATTATGTATTTTCCAATAACTGTTCTAGTTCTCTAACAATCTGACCAGTATACTCTTTTTTCAACAAAGAAATATCTCTTTTTGCCTCATTCAAACCATCTTCATATTCATAACAATATACAACATTTCTTGTTGTGGTTTGTGTGATTACTGGACCGCCGCTGATTGTTGCAACAACAGGAACCATATTGACTAGTGTGGCATACTCGGTAGCATCACTTGGCAATATTGACTGTGATGAATCGCCATATGATGTAGTTGTAGTTATGATTTTTTCATAATGATGTACTGTAGTTTTGGCTAACTCAATACTACCATATTTTGATTTAATGAATCTTTGAAAACTGATATAGTCTTTAGGCCAATCTAAAACAGGATCCAAAATATTATTGAATAGAGTCACAAACCAATACAAGTCAGCAGAGCCATAAAGTTTGTGTGCAATTATTTCTGGTCTGTCACCATCTTTAATTTTGTATTTGTAAAAGATGTGAGTGTTTCTGCGAAGAAATTCACGAAAATCAATTCTCTGATTATCATAATATAGAGTAACTCTTGTAAAGATATTACTAACAACATCTATAGTCTGCTCTTTTTGGTTTGCATTTAAATTGTAACCAAGGAGAGGAAATTTTTCGAAATAAGCAATTGCCATTAGAATCCCTCTTTAACTCTTTCTTTGGTAATGAATTCCAATTCTTTGAATGATAACTGCATACGAATATATGTTGGCATACCATCCTTAAATGTAGTATAACCATTAGGCGCATAATCAACATTCAGTCTATCTAAAACGCAACTGGCTATTTTTCCTAACTTATCATTTCGACCACCACCATATAAAAAGCTAATATCAAAAGTAGCTGGTGGTACAAAATAACGACCACTATATCCACCCAAGATTTCTGGTGCCGAATGAAACTTTAATGCACCGATAATGTCGATAACATTTTTTGCTTCTGCTTCTGACTTTGGTGCAAAAGTAAAGTCAAACTGAAATGACCTTAGTTTTGGCGAAACATATAAAACTTCAATTTGAGGGTTTACTGCATAACCAGTAAGACCCATAGCGACTTGTGTTTTTGGTCCACCACCTAATGCTGTGCCTGCGGCTTCAGCGGCCGCTGGACCTAAATTTGATAACACACCAGCTTTCTGACCATTTTGCACACCATCAGTTTTTGAGAATGCGCCCGTGATACCTTGAGCCGCTTGAAGAGCCACACCAAGCACATCTGTTAAACTTGTTTCATTCCAATCTTGTGAAAAATCCCATGTCACCGTATCTGGCATGTATAATCTAATTGTCTGTGCTATTCTATTTGTCTTTTGACCTAAACTTAAAGATGCCGCAGACCCTTCTACTTTTTGTCCATCACCACCATTGTTAACAGGTTTGGCTCCTGCTTCTCCGCCACCTCCACCAATTTGAACTACTCCAGTGACATTTTGTCCTGCGGCAGTGTCTGCTTTTTGATTTTGTGCTGTTACACCACCGCCACCAGTATATGCAGTTCCAGCGCCAGAAGTAAATCTAGACTTTCCTTGAATGTTGATATTGATTTGAAAAACATGAGGATATCTTCCACTACCTAAATCAGCAGGATAAGCCATACTTTGAAAAGCAAAAGGTTGTGATTCAATTGGAGCCGCAGGACCAGATGCCTCACCTCCTACTTTTGGTTCAGTTGCCATTTGTTTGTTCTGTTAGTTGATATATAAAAGATGAATGATAAACTATTTATATGGCATACAGAGGCAGATTCTACCCAAAACACCCTTTAAAGTATAAAGGCGACCCTAACAAAATCATATATCGTTCTTCATGGGAAGTACGAGTGATGAAGTATTTGGATGAGAATGATGGTGTTGTTTGGTGGGCAAGTGAGGAAATGAATGTCAAGTACATCTCACCTGTTGATGGTCGTGTGCATAGATACTTTCCTGACTTTATTGTTAAGGTAAGAAGAAAAGATAACTCTTCTACAATCTTTATGCTTGAAGTTAAACCTGAAGCACAGACTAAGTTAAGACAACCTAAAAGAGTTACTAAGCAATATGTTAATGAAGCGGCAACATACGCTGTTAATCAAGCTAAGTGGAAATATGCTGAAGAGTTCTGTAAAGACCATGGATGGGTATTCAGAGTGGTTACAGAGAAGGACTTAGGAATCTAATTATTAACTTCAAACCGGACACCGATACTTATAAGATGGGTATCAGTTAGACCGGGTAATGATGTTATCAATGTGGTTACAATGTGAGTATAAATAGTCTTATGGCATATCTAATTGACAGAATCAATCAACAACTAGCAAAAGAGGGTATCAAACCAAGAACTGATGCCGCTCGGGCATGGTTACGCTCAGAAGTCGCCAATTTGAATCCTAGTCGTTCAGCATTAATGCGAGACCGTGAAAAGTTGCGTAATAGAACAATGATTGGTCGAATGTACTTTTATTTTTATGACCCTAAACATAAAGATACCTTACCATACTACGATAGATTTCCACTTGTTCTACCAGTCGAAAGATATGCCGATGGATTCTTGGGTTTGAATCTTCATTACATTCACCCAAAACAACGAATCATTTTACTTGACAAATTGAGTGACTTTGCGACAAATTCAAAATACGATGAGACAACAAGACTACGATTATCCTATGCCGTATTGTCAAGTGCAACAAAAGCATTTGAAGCAACACCATGCATCAAGAGATATCTGTTCACTCATGTTGAAAGTAGATTTTTAGAAATTACAGCAGACAAATGGGACATAGCCGCACTATTACCTTTTGAATATTTTGTTGGCGCAAGCAAGAGCAAAGTGTTCAAAGACTCAAGGACAAAATTTTAATGTTAAATACTTTCATATCAAGCATAAACAAATACGGCATATCAAAAGCAAGTCACTTTGATATTTGTATGCATGTGCCACGAGGAATTGCGACTGGCGGAGGTAGAGGCGGAACCTCACTTCCTATTGAAGGCACGAATAGAATGATTTCAATGCGATGCGAATCGATTGATTTACCTGGAAGACAAATGGTTACCATAGATAATAAGATTTATGGTCCGATTTACAAAACCGCCTATCAAACATTGTTCAGTGATTTGAATTTAACTTTCATTGAAACTAAAGATATGGATTTTAGATATTCATTTGAAAGATGGATGGAGTTTATTCAACCAACTGATATTGATAACAATGTGGAATATTTCAATAACTATAAAGCAGAAATAAACATCTATCAATATGACCAAGTCGATGATGGAACTAAAAAATATAAGAAAACATTAACATATAATGTTTATGATGCATTCCCAATTAATGTCAACCAATTAACTGGCGCTTGGACTGATGATGGATTTCATAAACTACAAGTAACTTTTGCATACCAGAGACATACAATAGTGCAAGATAAGTTACCAGGATTCTCACAAAAATCACCACCATTGGATCAAATGGCATTGAATGGAACTTCAAGCACTGCCACTGGCGGAGTTAACGCACAACTTAGAAGATAATTTAACTGAAATGAGGAGACTTTAAACTATGGCTTTACCAAAAATTGATGTGCCTATATTTGATATGATTTTGCCTTCAACAAGCAAATCAATTAAGTATAGACCTTTTCTTGTAAAAGAAGAGAAAATATTATTGATTGCAATGCAGTCCGGAGAATCAAGTGCGATTATAGAAGCAGTGAAACAAATCATTGGTAACTGTGTTATTGATGATATCAATGTTGACGATTTATCATTGTTTGACATTGAATATCTGTTTTTGAATCTTCGTGCAAGGTCTATTGGAGAAAAGGTAGATTTGAGATATCGATGCAACAATATTATAGATGATGTTAAATGTAATTTTGTTTCTGAGTATCAAGTAGACTTGTTGACTATCAGACCAAAATTCACTGAAGGTCATACGAACAAAATTCAATTGACTGATAAGATTGGTGTGTTACTCACATATCCAAAATTCACAACATTCTCAAAAGCATCAAAATTAGAAACAAATGATGAAACTGCTTTTGATATTGTATTAGATGCTATTGAAGCAGTCTATGATGAAGATGAAGTTCATTATGCAAAAGACACAAGCAAACAAGAGATGAAAGATTTTCTTGATTCTTTAAGCACAGAACATCTTAAAAAGTTAGAAAGTTTTTTTGAGACTATGCCAAAGATTGAAGAACATGTTCATTTCAATTGCCCAAAATGTAACCATGAAGACGATATCATCGTCAAAGGTTTAGAAAGTTTTTTCGTTTAGCGTTTGGTTATGATAATCTTCAAAACTATTTTATGGTAAATTTTGCTATGATGCAACACCACAAGTATAGTCTGACTGAGTTGGAAAATATGTTACCTTGGGAGAGAGTAATATATGTCAGTTTACTGAGCCAACACATTCAAGAAGAGAATGAAAAAATTAAACAACTCAATGCACAAAGAAGACGATAATGGCAGAAAAAGCACTTAAAGTACAACTATCCGAAGAAGATAGAAAAATACTTCTCGCACAGAAAAAGGCACTATCTGATATTCTGAAACCAGAAAAGAAGAGTAAAGGTATTGGCGCTTTAGCGGCCGAAATGATTCTTTCTGGAGAAAAGTCTTCTGTCACAGGTGCATTGGGTTCAGCAACCAAACAAAAAACAATTGACTCTCTCCAAGATAAAACAAAACAACTCAAAGAAAAATTTGACCCACTGAACATTATTCATAGCATGTTTGGTGGCGGTGGTTTTGGTAGTGTTATGACTGCCGCTGTTGGTAAACATATGGGGCGTAGTGAAGATGATATTCGTAAATTTGGAAAATTAGGTCCTGGTGAAGATAAGTCTGATGATACCCCATCACAAATGCCAAGTGGTGGAGGTAATGAAAAGAGTGATACAATGTTAACTGAGATGCTCAGTTATGTTGTTAAGATTTCTGAAGATATTAGAGGATTAAAAGATTCTTCAAAAAATCAAGAAGGTCTATTTAAAGACCAAATTAAACTAGATGAAAAACAATTAAATATTGAAGAGAGACAACTTGATGCCGCCAATGAGGCAAAATATGAAGCCGAGTTTGCAAAAAAACCTACAGCAGTTGGTGCAAATGGTAAAGATAAAAAAGAGACTAAAGAAGAAAAAGGATTCTTAGAATCGCTATTAGGATTTGCTAGTGCATTAGGTATGCTAGTGGGTGGTCCTTTCAAAGCATTTGCCGCTGTATTGAGTTTTGCATTATCACCTCTTCGTGGATTAGCAAAATTGGTTGGTGGTCCTTTGCTGAAAGGTCTTGGTGCCATGGCAACTGCTGCCGCACCTTTTGCAAGAACCATAGGAGCCAAAGCACTTGAGTATGGTGGTAAAGCGGTGGAGGGTGCCAAAGCACTTGGTGGTAAAGCATTATCATATGCGGCAGAAAAAGCACCACAACTAGTTGAAGGCGCTAAAGCATTTGGTAGTAAAGCACTTGATGTTGGCAAAAAAATTGGTGGCGCTGTAATGGAAAAAGCAGGCGGTGTTGTAGAAGGTGTAAAATCTATGGGCGGTAAAGCACTAGAAGGTGCAAAATCACTTGGCGGTAAAGCATTAGAATCTGTAGGTCTTAAAGCCGCCGCACCAAAACCAGGATTTTTAACAGCGTTTGGTGAAGTGGGTGCAAAACGAGCCGCTGCCGCTGGTGCTGAGACAGCAGGTAAAGAAGGTATTGCCGCACTGATTAAAAAAGCGATTGCAAAAAGAGTTCCTAAAGCAGTTGGTTCTGCACTTGGAAAATCAATACCATTTTTGGGTGCCGCTATTGGTGTTGGTTTTGCTCTTAGTCGTTTGATGGATGGTGATGTTGTTGGTGCTGGATTAGAAGCCGTTTCTGGTATTGGTTCTGTTGCAACAGCAATTCCTGCAACGATAGCACTTGTTGCAAAAGATATCTATCAAGATGTTTATGGAGTTAAACCAGAATCAGACCCACAGTTTGGTGAGAGAATTGGATTGATTCAATCAGAAACTGAAGCCGCTGTGAAAGATGAATTCGCTAAAGCAGTTGGTGGTGAAGAGAAAAAGGGTGGTGATAAAAAAGAAGGTGATAAAAAAGACAATGCGCCTGAAGAAACAAAAGTTCCAGAAGCGCCTGAATTGAAAGGTGATACAAAGCAACAGGCTCAGCGTAAATTTGCTGAAGATACTGAATCTAGTATGAAACGCAATATGATTACGGCCAGAATCAACGCCGCAGGTGAAAACGCTAATGATCCTGATGTTATCGCTGCCGCCGAAGAGTCGCTGAAACCAGGTTCGGAGGATTTTGAGACAGGATTAAAAAATCGTAGAAAAACAAAAACTGCTGGAGGATTTAAACCAAAATCAGCACCATCACAAGTATCAAATTCAATGGACGGTGGTGGAGATGCTGTTGAACCTTTACCAGAAGAATCATCTGGAACAGGAGAAGACCTTGATGCTGAGTGGAATACAGATAGTTATCCAAGTATGTTTTATAGTTCATTTAAATTTGGGCAAGAAGACCCTGAGAATGCTAAAAAATATAACATATATCAAAGAACTCTTTCAGAAGAGTATGCATTGAAACGAGCAAAATCTTATGGTCGTGATAAACCAAATCAAGATGATTATGATACAACTGGTGTGAAAGCATACAAAGATTCTTTATTGAAATTTCGTAAAGAACTTACGGCTTCAGGTGCGGCACTATTTGGTGATGCACCTGCGGCAGAAGCGGCACCAGCAACTTCGCCATCACCTCCACCAGTAGAAGCACAATCAACACCACCACAAGAATCATCATCACAAGCGGCACCAACACCATTTGCATATTCAGCAACTCCAGAAGAAGATAACAATGGTTATGCGGCACCAGTAGAACCTGCGCCAGTTGAACCTTTACCAGCCAATGCTTTTGAAACTGGTAAATTAGCTATAAAAGGTATGGTCAATAGTGCTGTAGATATGGTCAAAGGTGCTCTTGCGCCTACGCAAGAAAAAGGAGAAAGAACAGACTTCCAAATATCAACTCCACAAGGAACATTGATATTCCCAGACCAAGCTACTTTTGAGATGTGGAAACAAAAACCACAAAATGTAAGTTTTACTGAAATCCCTCAAGGAAAGTATGCACAAATAATAGAAGACCTTGGCTCTACAAAAGAAGAAAAGTTCAATGAGTCATTCCAAATATCAACACCACAAGGAACATTGATATTCCCTGACCAAGCTACTTACAAAGAATGGCAGACTAATACACAAAATGTAGGGTTCACTCAAGGTCCTGAAGGGAAGTATGCTAAAAGATTTGAATCTGCTGAATTGACACCAGCACGACCAACAACTGGTGAAAAAATGATGACGCAATCTAATGAAAATACTATGGCTAAGACTGAGGCAATGACTGGTGGTAACAGTACAAACACTTCAATTGTGTCTGCACCAAAAGTTACAAATGCTACTAATGTAACGAATGCTCCTATTAATGTGAGAAATTCAGAAAGCACATTCGTAAGAAATCAAGATAGAGCCTCTGTATTCTAAAAACAAAAAACCCCGCCGAGGCGGGGTCAAACTTTTATAAAACTAGTTTATTCTTGTTCAGCCAAAGACTTGAAATAATCCAAATCATCATCTGCTACAGACTTGCGGTCAATCCGCTCTAAGTCATCTTCAGACAATTTGCGAGATACACTCGCATCTTCAGCCTTAGTTTTAGGTGCAACTGCACCACCATCAAAACCGAGGACCTTATCTAAACGAGCCTTTAGAACTTCATAAGACTTGAATTGTTTAGGCTCAAGGAATTCTTTGAGAGAATATTCTTGCTTCCACAATTCTTCTAGTTTAGAATCATCACCATCAAAAAGAGCAGACTTGTCCGCAAATTCTGATTTATCATAATTACGATAGCCCTCGACATTACGAATCTTCAATTTGAAGTTAGCACCTTCCCACATGTCAAATGGATTGACAGGTGTCTCATCAGCGAATTCTGGATTCATTGCCTCTGAGATTTTATCAAAGATTTTCTTACCAAACTTGTACAGTTTGATTTGACCTTCGTTAGAAGGATTTGCTGGATCGGAAACAACCAAGATATTAGCGATGTAAGTTAACTTGCGTTTTTGCTTACGAGCAATTTCTTTGTTGGCTTCGATGCCAGAGTTCCAAAGAGTAGAGTTATACTCAGAGACTGGATCTTTTTGGTTAAGAGTAGTCAAAGAGTTTTCGATGTACCAACCACCAGGACCTTGAAAGCCATGATTGAATACACGAACCCATGGCAGACCATCTTCACCATCAATAGAAGGTGCGGGTAGAAAACGAATAACGGCCATGCCATTACCTGCTTTATCTACTTCGGGTTGCCAGAAACGGGTGTCTTCTTTGGAGCCAGCCTCTACGGACTGGTTATTAACTGATTCAACAGCCTTTGTCAATTTGTCGAATTGACTGCTATTGCGTTTGAGGTTTGCAAATGAACTCATATGTATTTTCCTTTTGTATAACGGAGTATGTTTGTATGAACGACTTATCCACAGTATGCATTATATCTCATATATAGACAGATTGCAAGTGGCTTCTTAAAATATCCTGAAACTTTGCCTTGTCATAATCAATGAATGGGGTATACTTAATTGCAGTCAAGCATACCTCGGGCCATCTAATTGTGTCATCGATTTTTCGACTCCACATTGGAAAGAAGCCTAACATATCATTCAATATGCACAATGTTTCAAATTGAGTTTCCTTCCGTAATGTTCTTGTCAATAGAACAGGATATTCTCCATCTTCTACTTTCAAAATATCATTGGGGTTAGAGTACTCAATAAACAATTCACGACAGTCATTATCAAAGATATAACTGAGTGATTGTTGGCTCATCAAAAACAATTTGTATATCGATTCGGCATCTTCTTCTAAGAGTTTGCCAACCCATATTTTATTGTCGATGATGAAATTTGAAACGAGAAATTTAACAAACTCTTCTCTACTATACTTCCGAGAAAGTTTGTAGAAATAGTATTTGTCTTTTCTCAATTCAAATGTCTGTACAGAAATGTTTGACTTTCCATTGTATTTGAAATAGTCATAACTCTTCTGTGTAAAATGTATCTTCAAAGAATTGTATAAAGCAAAGGCTTCATAACCAGTCATAATAATTATAATCCTAAATTGGTAACTTCGACACCGTAGGCATCATCCTCATTTCTTGGGCATCACTTTCAATTTTAGATTTGAGATTAGAGTTTACCAAAGATGCGGCAACTTCAATCTCAAGTCCAGTCTCTCTACAATATTCAACTATTGCATCAATGTGATTACACCTATGTTTTCGCATCATCTCTTCAATTGCTTTTGCAAACTTCATCATTTCATCACGAGTAGGCATAATTATTTTTTCGCCTGAGTTGTTGTTCCAATGATTGATGGAGTGTTATGTGATTGCATTGATGATGCAAATGCAACGCAGATAATGTCTGTGCTTGATGCATATGAGCAACGAACCGATAGTGGGTCGATGCCTTTTGCTATTGCACTGTCAACATTCGCCGCCATTAATTTTCTATCATTGGTGTAGAAAAAAGTCATACCACCAATCAAGGCAAGCAAAATCAAAGTGGCTGAAATTTGTAATGAAATTTTATCGATAGGCATATTGGTTTTCCTTTAGTGTTTTAAAGTAAAAGATATGTCTACCAATCTGTGTGGTCTTGACCATATTCTTCCACTTAGGGTTTACATAATCTGCATGATAAAAAAGTGCTCCTGAAGTAGGGTCATCAATCTTTTCATAATTTGCATAGACATATGTTGCTAAGTCTCGAATATCATTATATCTTGAATTGTATCCAGTTGTCAATACTTTAGAGGTAGAAATAGAATTATTCTTCTCTTCACACCACCATGAGAATTGACAAGTCTTTCCCACTTTCTGTTTAACAACACCACAGATGTTGTCTTCAAAATG